TCCGGCGCCCACGGCCAGATTGACTGCAGCAGAGGTCTTGTACCGCACTCCGTCCTGACGCTGAATCAGCGTCCCGGCTGGAACAGTCAAGGCCGCAAAGGCGCTCACCGAGGCGAAGCCGACTGACGGCGCCGCCGTCTTCCTAGGTACCTTCCAGATGCTGGCGTATCGTGCTAAGTGATCCTCATCACAGCGGTCGATCATCAGCTGATCCGCGAGCCAGTCCAGATGGCCATGCAGCCCGTCGACCGCACCGGATTGCACCACGGCCAGCACATTGAGCGTGGCCACCGAAAGCCGGGCCTCCGCACCGGTGAGCCGGCCGTTGGTATCAGCGAGCGCTCGCGTTACCAGCTCTCTCAGAGTTGGCCTGTCAAATGGCATTACATCCTCCCTTGATTGATATTCGACCAGGCGAAGTCGAAGCGAAACTTGGCCGGCGCCTTTTTCGGCCGAGTGACGGTGACTGCGAGCCCGAGCCAGCCCTGGCGCACGATCTGCGCGTCGACCTGAATGGAATCCACAACCCCGTCCTGGACGAGCCAGAGCAGTGCCTCCTGCCCGTATTCCCTCGCCTTCGCGACCACCTCTGCCAGCTGCTTTTCCCGCGCCAACAGCCAAAGGCGAGAGCCAATGCGCCGCCCTTCGCCGGCACCGCCAAGGGCATCGCCCCACCACCCGCGCCTCGAGGAGCTGGCATCCGGCAACGGATCATCATCCTCGGCGCGGCGATCGCTGAAGAGTGAGATCAGGATTGCCGTCTTGATGTCGTGATCCGTGGCCAGGTCGCCATTGAGCACAGCGATGTCGCCGCGATGATTGGCGGCGTCCCAAAAGATCTCGATGTCCATTACATCTTCACCTGATCCTTTCCGACGCGGCCGCCTTCCGGATTGGCATGATCGTGGTCGTTGTAGACCGTTCGCATCGCGGACATCTTCTTGTTCCCGTGGTCGCTGATATCGCCGTCGGCAGAGATGCTGCCCACCACCTTGAGGTCTCCGGACATCTTGACCAGGGGCGTGGTCATATCCACCTCGGGCGTGTTCTGGATGCTGATGGGCTTGCCACCACCATCGATCACGATCCCGTTGCGAGTGAGGTGCACCTTCTGGCCCTGGTCGTCATAGATCGCCATCTCGCCGTCCCGCAGGCCGCGCAGACGGAAGCGACGATCATCCACCGCGACGATCACGGAGTGGTCGCGATTGCCACCGATGAAGGTGGATAGAAACTCGGCGCCGGCCTTCGGCACCGAGGTGAAGCCATACTGCTGCACGCGCTCCATCTGGTCGTAATCCTCGCCATCCATCAGCTTGCCGCGAATCAGCTGGATCGCGGCGGCATCGTTGACCTTGCTGACAATGCCTCGACCCAGCATGAGATTGATCTTTGCCTTGAAGTCAGCGGTCGCTTCTCTAATTAATGCCAAGATGTCCATCATTTCCCCAACACGTTGAAACGGTTTTGCGCCGCACCGCCGGCAGGATCCGGGATCTCGGGCAACTGGTCGAATGCGTTACGCGAGACCAGCTGCAGCACCGTTGTCGAGCCGGCCTCATCGAGCTTGAAGTTCGCCGAGGAGATCAACCACCAGTCGTCCAGGCGCATCCAGGGGCACTGGATCCGGACCATCTTGTTGATCTCCCACAGCTCCCCGGTGGCCTCCTCGCGCCAGCCCTGTACCGTCACCGTGACCTTCCTGGCCTTCGCTTCCCGGTTGGACGCCTCCCACTCGGCGCGCTTCTGGCACCGAGCGGCATCAGCCTGGGTCTCGGCAACGATGATCAGTGGACGATAGCGGCCGATCTGGCTGTTCCCGGTTTTACTCGACGGCGCGCGCTTTACAGCGCCCTTGGGCGCGGCGTGAACCACGTCAAAGCGATCGGCGCCAGGAGCCCCCGTCTGCCCCTGCACAGTGATCTCGCTGAAAAGTGCCGCGTGGCTGTTCTCGAACGAAGCCTGCAGGATGTTCTTGCCGTGCTGCAGGACCGTCTCGCATTCGCCACCCAGCCCGGCGCGCGTGATGACCAGGCCGCCTTCGCGGTCGGACACGAACAGCACGCCTTCGGTCCTGGCCAGCTTGTCCAGTGTCCGGAAAACTGTCTCGCCTGCCTGGCAAGCCTGGCGCGGCACCTTACCGCTCACCCGGGTTTTCTTGGGCGGCGTACCCTTCTTGCCCGCCTTCTTCTGCTTGGTGCTCAGGCGCTTGCCGCTCACCGTTTCATCGAAGATCGTGATACCGAAGGGCTTACAAAGCGCCTCGGCGATCTGCTCCAGCGTCTGCCCAGCGAAGGCCGTTGTCGGTGCCGAGCAGTCCACTAGGTCGCCGGCCTTGTCCCGACCCGTCACCTTGATCTCATGGCTACCCTGGTCATACGTCACGGACACGACATCGACGTACCCCGTGATCACCACGTCGTCTCCGATCAGGATTTCGCAGAGTTCGCCGGGGGCGATTACCCAGTCCACCGGCTGCTCTGGCCAGCGCTCAGTAAGAGCCAGCTCGAAGTTACCGGCCAGTTGCTCGATGCTGGTTCGCACGTTGATGCCCTTCCAGCCACCATAGATCTGGCCGCCGACCCGCAAGGTCAGCAAATTGGAATCTGCCATCGTCACTCCGAAACAAATTGAAGGGGGCGCCCGGCCGGCACGAAGCCGGGATGCGCGACCGAGTTGCGGCTGACCAGGTCATCCGCCCTTCCCTGGGCGTACCAGGCATCTCCGTAGAAGTCATGTGCCAGCACGACGGCCGGCCGGACCTGCTGCTGCGTCACCGACACCAGGCTCGGCAGCGCAACCGTATTGCTGGCCAGGTGCTGTAGAGCCACCGTCCGAAGCTGCACCACCGCCTGGCTGGTCGCCTGACTGACCTTGTCCGAAAAAAGGATGGCATCGGCCCGCTGGACGATCTCCGAGCGCAGCACCTGCGCCTCTGCCGTCGTAGCTGGCTGCGTCGTGGCCAGTTCATAGATCCGGTTGGACGTGGCGCCACCGCGCACCAGGTCACTGAAGGCCGTCTGATTGCGCACCACGGCGATTCGTGACGCAGTTGTCGCGTTGACGGCCGAGGCCGAAGACGCCAGCCCCTCGGAGAAGCTGAAGAAGGAGAGCCAGCGCTGCGCACCACCAATCAGCCCAAGCACGCCCTTTGCCAGCGACAGGGGGGCATCCAGGCTGCTGCGCAGGTTCTCAGGCAGCAGTGACGTGAGCACCGACGTCGGATCCGCTCGTATCCAATCCAAAGCACCGAGATCGACATCCGGCAGTGCCATCAGATCATCCACTTGACCCACGGCATCGGCGACTGCGAAGTCCGGAAGGCCGTCCACCGAGAAGTTGTCGGCAAAGTCCTTCTCGAAGGACGCATCGCACACGCCGGCCTGCTCGGCGAGCTTGGCCTCGGTATCCACCGAGGTCTTCGGCTCCTCCTGCTTGCCGGCCTCGAGGAAGGTGATCGAGAACTTCGCCATCCCGCCTTCGCGCGATGACTCGGTAATCTGCACCTCCCCGAACACGGTCACCGAGACCGTGCCGTAGTACGGATGCACCAGCTGGCCAGGGCCCGCCTTCTCGATCGCGGCGATCAAGGCATCGCGCGGGACCATGTAGTCGTTGTCGGCCGCCGGATCACCCAGCACGAAGGCATCCACCTTGTACTCACGTGCCCGCCGTCCCATATCTTCCGCATAGGGAATGTCGCGCTGCGGATATTCGTGCCGTGCAATGCGGCGGCCGGCACTCAGGCTGGATCCGTCGACGTTGAACTTCGCGCCTCGGAAACTCGCCGGGCGCAAGTTATCTCGCCATGCCATGTGGTTTCTCCCTTACATCATGGCCAGGCCGGCCGTGACATCGATGTCCATCGCGTTGCCGGCACGCTTGAGCTCGGTCACCTTCGCCGGCGCGCCTTCCAGTTGGATCTTGAGCGTGCCGCCCACCTCCGTCTTGCCGGCACTGGCGGCCTGGGCGGCCGTGATATTGCTGGCCCGGTCGGTGGCAAAGGTGAACTTGAAGTCCTTCATGGCGTCCGGCATCAATCGGTCAGGCAAGATCGTCTTCAGGATCCCCAGGATGCCGTTGGCCAGCGCCTGCCATCCCTCCAGCCAGACTTGAATCATGCCGCTGAAGAAGTTGACATCGAAGACGCCCTTGATCCGATCCCATGCGCCGCTGACGTAGGAAACGATGTTGTCCCAGTTCTTGTAGATGATCACGCCGAAGGCGACCACACCCGCAATCATCAGGCCGATTGGATTGGCAAGCATCACGCCCCACAGCGCCTGCAGTCCGCTCATCGCTGCCGGCAACATCGTCCAGGCAAAGACGCTCAACTTGACGGCCGCCACACCCAGCGCCCAGCCCAACTGCCCGAAGGCCAGCAACACCGGCGACATGAGACCGCCCAGCATCAACAGCGTGGAGACTGTCGGCCCGAAGGCGCTATTGAGCGACTTGAAGACTGCGCCGACCTTCTGCGCCACCTGCCAGAGGCCTTGGAACAACTGCACACCGATCTCGATGATCGCCGGCAGCTTCTCCAGGAAGGCGTCGAATTTGCTCTCGATCAGGCCACGGTTGGCCACCGTCCATTTCTGGATGTTCTCGAACATCGGCTGCAGCTTCTCGGCCAGCTTCAGACCGAGGAAGTTCTTGATACCCTCGAAGGTGCCCTGCAGGCGCTTCCACATCTTGTCGAAGGAGTCGGCCTGCTGCAGCTGGTCGTCGGTGAAGATCCGGCCATCTGCCGTCATCTGTTCATACTTCTCGCGGATCCCATCAGCACCACGGTTCATGGTGCCCATCATGATCTCGCCGGACTTGCCCATCAGCTCCAGCAGGACCGCCTGCTTGGCAATGTCCTTATTGGAGCCCTTGAAGGCATCGGCAATGCGCTCGATCACCTCCTCGGGCTTCATCCCCTTCAGCTGCGCCATGGAGATTCCCACGCCCGCGAAGGCTTGCTGCTGCTCTTTCCCGCCGGCCAGCGCTAGGCCCATTGCCTTCTTCAGCTTGCCCATGGCGGCGGCGGCGTCTTCCATGGTGCCGCCATCTTCCTTCACCAGCTCGCCGAACACCTGCAGGCGCTGGGCGTTGATCTGGTATTTCTCGGCCAGGTCACCGACGCTGTCAGCGGCCTCGGCCGCTGCGACCCCGAAATGGAGGATCTCCCCGACCGTGCCGGCATACACACCGCCGATCCCGACCGTAGTGACAGCCAGTCCCACCAGCGACTTGGACAGTGCGCCGACCGCGGATTTGACCTTGCCCAGGCCCGTGGCGTCGTACAGCTTGCCAAAGGCCGAGTGCAGATCGCCGGCCGGCTTGATCATGCCTTCCAGCTTGGCGCCGATCTCATTGAGGGTGGTCGAGGCCTTGTCGATGGCCGAGATCACCAGCTCTGTTTTTGTCTGTTGCGTTCCCATTCGATTCTCGCGGGCAAAAGAAAAGCCCCGCCGGGTTTCCCAGGCGGGGCTTGTCAGAGTTGCGTTACGTCAGGAGAAGAGGATACCGAAGAGGCCAATCACAAAGCGCAGACCGATCCAGGCGATACTAGCTACCAGGATCAGCCCCAGCACTGCAGGAATCAGCCCGATAGCACCGGCACCGAATGCCAGCAGGCCGACCAGACCTGTCATGCGACCGGGCACTTCCTTCTTAGGTTTGGCGGGTTTTTCCATCAA